CGTCTCGGCGTCTGGCGCCGCCTGTTCCGCCGTATGCTCGCTGATAAGTTCTAGGTCGATGTACTCGCCGCGTATCACGTGGCGCTCTCCGCCCTCGTAGTGTGGGGATTGGAAAACATCGGCTACCTGATTGCCGTTCCAGATACCACGGTCGAAAAGCGCGACGGAAACGTTAAGCTTCGTCGTGTTGCTGGCGAACTCTAGGCGGTTCGCGCTGAACATGATTGAGCTTCCGTGCGCGATCTCGTTTGCCGTGTACGTCATGGAGGTGATAACGAAGCCGAGCTGAACAGCGAACGGCTCGATGCGTCCTTCGTAGTAGCTGTTGAAGGTGTCTTCGTCCGCGCAGTTCGTGACGATATCCTCATTGGAGCCGAAGAAGCGGTAAGCGCTCTTCTCGATTCGCTCCATCTGCGCCGCATCGACCGTGTAGCTTGTCGGCGTGATCTGCTCAACGTCAGAAAACAGCTTGTCATAGACCGCGATTCCGCCCGCGTTGTCGGCGGAAAGCTGAGCGTTGAACGCCTTTCGCGCCCGCTCTTGGTCGCCTTCGTTTCGGTTCTGGCTCAGCTTGCCGATGAAGCGGATTGCCGCGCCCTGATTGATAGCCGACTGCTCAGCTTCGTTCTGAGCGTGCATAAGCTCTAGCGTCGGCTGAAGAACGTTCGTGCCGTCGCCGAACAAATCGCTTTGGTACTGGTGGCGCGTCATCACGCCAACGCGCGACCACTCGACAAGCACGCTGTCGCCTGTCGGGAACGTGAGCTTTAGCCAAAGCTCGCCGTCAACGTCGTATGCTTCGCACTGGCTCGGCAGCACGGGATAGTACCCGGTTATCGTAATGCCGTCGCCAGCGTCGATAGGCACGATAAGCGCCGTGTCGTTGACCTGAAGAATCGTCCAAATGCGCTTGATGAACTGCGGCGTAGTCATCCACGGGTTAGGCTGCTGCCTGAGAGCACGCGCGGCGACAGGCTGAGCAGAGCCGGAAACCTCCGGTTTCAGCTTGCTTGCGTGGTCTGCGCCGCTCTCGATGATGCTTCGCGTAAGCTCTGCTTCGTAAAGTCCGCCCTGCCACGTCGTGAACGACGGCGCATAGGCCGTGAACGTGGAGAAATAGCCGTTGACAGCTTGCATCTGCGGACGGTGGAACACCGCATCGAAGAGCGAGCGCAGAAACGGTTGTGATCTGCTCAACTCTAACCTCCTATCATCGCGCGGTAATCGTCCGCAATGTTCTTCATCGCAATGAACGCGTCGCACTCAGCCGCCCACGCGTCTATGCGGTTGCGCGGGTCTTGGTTCTTCTTGTCCGGCTGAATGTTCCCGTTAACGTCGGTTCGAATGGCGACGTTCGAACGGCACCATTCGGCAATCGGATTGGCGTTGTCCACGATGCGCCCCTCCTTGTAGAGCGCTCGAAGCTCCTTCATCGGCATTGACAGCGTTTGCGCGCCCTGAATGACCTTTTGCAGGTTGTCAGCGCCGAAATAGTCTTCGTATGCTTCCACGGTCGGCACATCGCGCATGTGCCACGGGTCGTATCCGCACGCTACGGCATAGATTCCGTACTTGTCTTGAACTTCCGCCACCCAATCCAGAACGTCGCGCTTGTCCATGATGGGCGTTTCGCACGTTCGCATAAGCCCGCGCGCAATCCACGCATCGTAAGGCACGCCGTCGCGACCGCCGCGCCGCCCCTCGCGCTCTGCTTGCTCCAAAGCGCGAAGCGGAATCCACGCCATATGAAGCGCGTAGATGTTCGGGTCGTTCGGTCGCTGCATCAGAAGGCAAGCAGCGGTAAGGTCGGTCGTGTCCGCCGCGTCAACGCCAAGAACGGCATACGTAAAGGTTCCGTCGCCGGGGTCGAATGTCGCTTCGTTGTGTATCTCAGACCACGTCAACCAAGCCTGAGACTGGTTTTCAATGAGGTTGAAATCCTTAACAAGCAGCGTGGGAAGGTATGTCGCATCATCCTTAGCCTTGGAAACGTTCTGTCGAAGAGCCGAAAGCGATTTGATCGTGCCAAGGCCGGGGTTCGCCTTAATCCAAGCGCTTTCGTCTTCCCATTCCTCGCGCCCGTCAAGCTCGAAAATGAACGCGATGAAACGCTCTGCCTTCTCGCCGGTCGCCTTGCCGTCAAGCCATTTGGTCGCGTACTCGTATTGCGCATCGAAGATGCTGTTTCGCACGAAACCGTTAGTCGTGATCTCCAACACGAGCGGCTGGCGGCGCGCAGACGTTCCCTGCATCGTCAGGTCGTAAAGGTCGCGGTTCTTCATCGCGGCCAGCTCGTCCACGATTGCGCCGGAAATGTCCAAGCCGTCAAGATGGTTCGTGTTTGCGCTCAGAGCGCGAATGCTGCCCATGTTCAGATCGCAGTACAAGTCTGCAACCCTCTTGCGGATGTGCTTAGCGAGCGCAGGGCTGGTCTGCACCATGCGCCATGCGTTGTTGAAGCCTTTAGCCGCCTGATCGCGCGCGGTGGCTACGTTATAGCCCTCCGGCGCGCCTTCATCGTCGTTAACGAGCAAGTCAAGCTCTATCGCAGACGCAAGCGCGGTCTTTCCGTTCTTGCGTCCCATAATCCAGAGCACTTCGCGGTACTGCCGCACGCCCTCAGCGTCAACGAATCCGAAAACGACGGACAGAATGGCGCGTTGGAAAAGCTCTAGCTTGAAATCGTGCCCCAAGCGCCCGGACGGTAGGCGGCAGAAGCTTTCGATGAAGCGAACATGCTTCTGCGCGTATTCCTCGCGGTAGTGGTACGGATAGAGCGGGTCGGTGTTGTCCATGCCCTGAAGCACGATAGCGGCAACCTGCTTCATCTTGCCGCATGCGGTTATATCGCCGCGCAGGATGCCGCCGAAGTAGTCACGTATGGCGCGCTCGCACGAACCATACTTGCCGGTCGCTCTAACCGAACCGCGTTTCATTGATGAAGTCAATGAGCGCGTCGGCTGCGGCGGTTCCGTTCGGCATCATGTCGGTTAGCTGCTTAACGCCGCGTGAGAACGTGGTGAACAGCTTGTTGTATGCACTGAATCCGGGATGCTCTCGCAGCCCGGTTTGCCCGCCGCCGTTGTCGTACTCGGTGAAGATGTCTTCGTAGAGCAGATCGGCGCGGGCATCGTCAAGCTTGACTTTCAGAAACGCGAGGTTGGCCAAAAGCGGCATGACGGCTTTTCGCTTTTCGTCGGGGATAGCGCCCTTGGTGATCTCGCGCAGCTTCCGAAGCTCGCTCTCTACGCGCTTCTCCTTGGCAACTCGCCGCTTCGGCGGGCTATTCCCCGCGACTGCGGGCGAAACTTTCGAAGTATTGCCTACTTTTGCCGTCATCGCAAGACCACCCCCTTTCGAAAATCCGTCACGCGCAAGAAATTACCTCCCGGCGTTGGTGCCCTAGGCACCGTCTGCGTTTTTCAGACCGGGGGGATTGTCACGCGGGTCTACCTGCGGTTTTGCGTTCGATTTCCCGCGCTTGCGCCGCGTTGTGTCGTGTTTGTGTGTCAGTCTGAAAGCGATATCAAGTTCCCGTCGCTGTCGAAAGCCAACCCTTGACGCGTTGAGCCTTGCCTTATCCAACCATGCACCTTCTTATGGCATCGGTCGCAAAGGCTAACGAGGTTGTCTAGGTTGGTCGCAACGTTCGGGTCGTTGACGTTCGCTGGTGTCAGCTCCGTGATGTGATGCACCATGACGGCGGGCGTGATCTCTCCTTGCTGCAAGCAGTGCTGGCATAGGTGAGCGTCGCGCGTCAGCGCCGCGTCTCTGGCGTGTTCCCAGTCGGCGGATGAGTAGAAGGCACGCGAGAAGTCCTTAGCCATGGCGCACCCCCTGAGATATGGCGGAGCGTGTAGGATTCGAACCTACGGGCGCTGGCGCGCCACACGGTTAGCAACCGTGCGCAATAAGCCACTCTGCCAACGCTCCAAACAAAAAGGCCACGAGCGCGACTGCCCGTGGCCTTGACCTAATCCACCGTACCGAATTCTAGCAGAAGTAGTGAACTGATGTGAACAACGATTTATCAGGCGCTTTTCACATGCGCCCATCCAACTTCGTCAATGTACGCAAAACCTACATCGCAAAGCGCGTGGCACCACCGCACCGAACCTTGCATGATTTCGGCAATCTCACTCCATGGCTGCGCTTGCAGATACCCCATGCAGATAGCGTCTGCGTATCGCGTGCCCTTCAGCTTCGCAAGCCCTCCGCGACCGTCAGCACCGTATAGCACTTCGCACGCTTCGTCTATGGCTTCCTCTGCATCGGCAATGCGCTTCTTCAACCTTCCCTCGAAGTCTATGCGGCGCGATATCGAATCCATAGGGTCGCTGACGTCTCCACTCCCGCCGCCAGCCTGATAGCTCTGCGCCTTGGCTCCTTCACGCGCCTTCATGCGTTCGAGCATTTCCCGCGCCCTGTCGGTCTTCACCACCTCGGCGCGGATGCCCTCGAAATACTCCTTTGCCCTCACATGCCGTCACCGCCAGATCGCGCGCGCTTGAGCTCTGAGCGCCAAAGCTTGAAGGCTTCCCACATCCCAAGCTTCGCAAGGTCGGTGCTCGGCGGCTGAGCCTTAACCAGAGCAACGCCGTCTATTGAAGCCGCTACCACTTCTGCGCCCGTAATGCACTCGATGAGCAATCCCACCTCATCAACAATGACGCGCTCGCCCTTCATGACGTAGCTAGAAGGCGTAATCACTGGCGGAATTTCCTTGTGCATCCTTCGAGCCATAAGCTCGATGCTCTCCGCCATGCCGCGCGTCGCGGTCAGGATTGGATAGCCAGTCTCGTTCGACATTTCGATAAGGCACGTTGTCTTGCCCGTTTGCCTTCCACCGATTATTGCCAGCATGACAGCCACCTACTAAACGCCCGTGCTGCCGAAACCGCCAGTGCCGCGCTCGGTGTCGCTAAGCTCATCGACCGGCACGAGATCGCACGGCACATAGGGCATAACGACAAGCTGGCAGACGCGCGTTCCAGCTTCGAGCGTAACTGTCTCGTAGCTCTGGTTTATGAGAGCCGCGCAGACCTCGCCGCGATAGCCGCTGTCGATAACGCCAACGCTATTCGAAAGCGTGATGCCCTGTTTTGCCGCAAGGCCGCTGCGCGGGAACACCAGCCCCACGCAACCGCTCGGAATCTCGACGGCAAGGCCGCAACCGACAACGCACTTCTGCATCGGCTCGAGCGTGACAGTCTCGGTAATGCGAAGGTCAAGCCCAGCATCGCCCTCATGCGCATAGCGCGGCATCTCGATTCCCTCATTGACCTTCTTAGCGCGAAGCTTCCTGCCAATCATTAGCGCACCCCCAGAACATGACGCGTGACGCGCACGCTTCCAGCCTTAACCCACTTGCCGCCGTAAGTCTGACCCTTCGGACGGATAACAACCTTGTTTCGGTGGCTCATCGCGACAACCTGATATTCGCTGCCCTCATGCTCCACCGTGTCGTTGAGAAAAACGAGCTTACCCGCCGAATCTACCGGGAACGAAGCGGCACTGGCGTATGCCGCGACCTCCGGCACGAGCACGACATAAACGGGCTGCTTGATCTCTGCGCCCTTCTTCTTGATTCCGAACATCCTTCTTCCTCCTAAAACGGTACGTCATCGTCGTAAAGGTCTGGCGCTGCCGGTTGCACTGACGCAACGGGCGACGGGTCGCCGGTAGCCATCGCAAGACCGGGCGCGGCTGCGTTCGCTTGTGCTGGCGATTGCGCGTCGCGCTTGTACTGCATGAGTTCCACATCATCAACGCGCACTTCCCAGCGTTTGATGCTCTGTCCGTCCTTCTGGTAGCTGCGCGTGTGTATGCGTCCGAGAAGCGAAATCTTGGTACCCTTGCGAAGCCACGGCGCGAGCGCTTCGGCGCGCTTGCCGAACATAACGCAATCAGGCCAGTTGGTGTATTCGCCCCACGTTCCGTCTCCGTTCGGCGTGCGCTCGTTGACAGCAAGCGAGAACGAAACGACAGGGTTTCCGCTCTTCGTATAGCGCAGCTCGGCATCTGCACCGAGATTTCCAGATAGCGTGATCTTGTTAAGGCTCACCGCGCACCCCCGAACAGTTCGACAAGCGCCGCTCGCTGATTCGCCCCAAGACCGCGAAGGCGACGCGATTCGGAAATGTGGAGCTTGCGCATGGTCTGCTGCGTGCGGGCAAATCCGTAGCCCGGTGCAGCCTTGATGAGAGTGAACACCTTCATTCGCGACACCGCATCATCGGTGAAAGCCATGTTGAGCACGTCGGGGACGGTATAGGAGCCGTCGGCAACGCCCTTCAAGATCGCGGCGCGGCGCTGCCGTGCCGCCTTGGCCTTTTCAAGGTTTTCTCTGCGTTGCTCAGTTGTCAATGTCGGAATCATCTTTCTTCCCTTCGTGTTCGTAAATCGTTTCTTCGGTTCCGTCCTCGTTGCGGACGGAAATTGAGAACTGCAAATCGCAGTCTTTGAAGATTTCTGGTGCCCTGTCAGCAACACCGTTGAAGATACGTTTCCATTGCTCATTCGTTAGACCGCTCATTGTCTTCTTCACCCCCTGTTTCGTAGGTGATGTATTCGTTGCCGTGCGTAAGCTTGACGGGCGGCGTGTAGTCCTTCATGGCATCGTCAACGCTCTGCGTCATGAGCTTGCGTTTGAGCCGTGCCCAGTCATCGTCGTTAAGCTCAATGGTCTTCATCGCACCTCATTTCTTCGTGACGCGGTAGGTGCCGGAAACCCGAATCGCCTTCAGTGACTTCAAGACGTGCTCCGCGTGCTCCTTGCCAACGATGGTCAGCGTTTGGGCGGGAATCGTGATCTCGTAGACCGTCTGCGCTTCCTGCTTCTCGCGCTCCCACATCCGCTTCAGGGCGGCTTCGGTCTTAGCCAACGTCGCTTGCATTTCCTTGCTTAGCTTCGGCGCGTCAGGCTTGAAATCGAACGTTTGCGGCTCCACTGGCACCCTCCCTTCTCACGATTGCCTGATAATTACTTCTTATCTGGCACGGGCGGTTCTAACCCGTACCGAAAGCGGCGGTTTATCTCGCGTTTCGTCCTCGGTCGCCGCGATGCCCGAAAACGGCGTTTTGGTCCACCTTTGGCACACCTCCTAACCCGCCGCGCGGCGCTTCGCTTCGCTGAAGAGCTGAGCTGCCGCCGCGTCGCGTCCGGGCATCAGGTGGCCGTAGATTCGAAGCGTCGTTGCTTCGTCCGCGTGCCCCATGCGCTCAGATAGCGTCTTCAGGTCGCAGCCGTTGGCGATAAGCCACGAAGCGTGCGTGTGACGCAAGCTGTGAAACGTGATCTCTCGCGGCAGTCCGCATGCGTCGCGTATACGGCTGAAAGCCCGTGAAATCGTCGTTGGGCGCATATATGAGCCGTCTAGCGTCACCAGTGGGCAATCTGCGCCCAAACGCCCCAGAACGGCGCTCTGAAGCTTCGTGAAGGCATCAATGACCGCGATATCGTCTTGCGTGAGCGCGATGTTGCGGCACTTGCGGCCTTTGGTCACATTGCGGCGATAAGGCTTCTTGCCTTTGCCCTCAATGACGTTGCCGCCGACGTGGACGTAAGACAGGGCGCGCTTAACGTCGATGCGCTGCACCGCGCAGACCTCGCCAACGCGCATGCCGGTAACGAGCGACAGCCACGAAGCGAAGGCGTAGACGGCGGCGCGGTAATCGGCCTTCGTCTTGATCTCTTTGCTAAGCGCGCCCTCTAGCTTCTCGTTGAAGCCCTCGAAGTCCCATTCGGTGAGCGCCGAAGCTTCGTGCCGTTCCGGCGATGGTTTGGCGACGTACACCAGCGGGTTAGCGTCGCAAATGCCAGCGTCTACGAAGTGGTTATAAGCGCCGCGCAGGAAGTTGTGGACGTTGATAACGCTATTGCGGCAAAGCCCTTGCCCGCCTTCGTCCTTTGCCATGAGCAAGCGTTGCTCAAATCTGTTGAAGTCCATAACGCCAAGATCGCGTGCGTTTGCGGTCTTCAGGTAACGTGCGACATAGCGACAGAACAGCCGATAGCTCTTAATGCTGTTCGGGCTTGCGCCGTTGCGCTCACGCATCTGCACGTAGTCTTCGAGCAAATCGGTCAAGCGGGCGCTTCTCACCGTTCCGTCAGCCGTCACGTAAGCCGCCCACGTCTCGGCGAGGGCTCGCGCTTCCTCTTCGGTGGCAGCGTTCGGAAACCGCTTGTAAGGGCGAATCGCCTTGCCGTCGATGCTGCGACCAAGGTACAAACGGCACTCGAAAACGCCATCTGCACCGCGCTTGACCTTAACGCTCATTTCACGCCCCCGCGATTTCAGAAAGTGGCCTGCTCTTCATCTGGCCGCATACGCCTTCGAGCGCAATAAGACGCTCCCAATAAACGGGCAAGTGTTCGTGTATCGCCTTCAGCTCGCGCATGTTCTTATTGCGGCATAGCCAGCAAGAAGCCCTATCGAGAACGTCATATAGACGCACCCCATGATCGAGCCATTCGTTACCGCGCTTGTAGCAGAGTGCAAGGCAATCTGCTTCAGTCATGCCGAAATCAACAAGCGGAAGGCGCTTGAAGTCCTGCCTTGCCCTCGCAATGCGCTTCGTCTCATCTGCCGCTATTCCAACGTAGACAATCGCGTTTCGAGCGGTTGCGTATGCGTCTAAGGCGCTCGTCTTCTCAGTTGTACCCCATCTACAAGCCCCGCCGCACCAGCCGTAACCCGTTTTGTGAACCTCTCCGGTTTTACGGCTCTTTACTGGCCGACAAAGCATGCTCCACCACATCGGGTTCTTTGGCCTAAGCTCCGTGTATTTGATTCCGTTTCGTGCAAGGACGGGAAGCATCTTGTTTCGCTCGTCATAGATCGCGTCAAACTCCATGCCTGTATCGAAGAACAGCACTTCGTCAAGCGGCATGTTGCTATCAATGAGCTTCCAGAGCATAGCGGTACTGTCCTTTCCCCACGAAACGGAAGCTATCGAGTAGCCGCCCATGCTAATTACCGGCCTTCTTGAAGGCTCGAAGCACGCAGACCGTCGCAAAGACGATGAAGAGAGCGTAGGAGAGAAGCCCGAACCCAGCGCCGAAGAAAACCCCAACGGCGATGCTAGCCACGATAGACAGGACGGAGAACAGCACGACTGCCAAACAACCGTAAACACCGCGCTCGGTGATCTTGCTTTCGTCCATTACTGCTCACCGCCTTCAATCTCGTTGCGAGCTATGGCGGCGTTAGCCCACATGATGCACTCTTCGAGCTTCGTAAAAGCAAGCGACTTTTCGCGGCTTTCCGGACATTCGCCTTGAATGGTCACGGCAAGCCCTCGCGCGGTGCTGCGCAAAAGCTCGAATCTCGCGGGCTGGTCGCCGTGCGGGGCGTGGTAGGTGAAATTGCGCGTGATGGTCTTTGTATCCATGCGGAACCTCCTAAAACGTGAGCGCTATAAGCGCGAGAAACACTAGAAACAGCGCGATTGCCAGAAGCGCTTGATAAGCCCAGTAGCAGACGCACCAGAACGCGGCTACGGTAGCTGCGGTGGCAACGGCGCAAAGTACGATCTGGTAGCGCTTCACTTCTTGCCCTCCGTCTCGGCAATCAGGTAGTCGATGCACTGCTTGCACTTCTGCAAGTCCTGAACGCCGTTCTTGCGCCGCCAGCGCCAAAGGTATTTGAAGGCACAGCCCCACCAGTAGGCCGATTGGGCGGGCAAGGCGTACTGGTCGCCGCTCATCATCGAGCGCATAGCGTCCATGCACTCAATCTGGCCGTCGCCCGCGTAGTGGTCGGGATGCTCTACGGCGTTGCCCTGCTGCTTCAGCTCGGCAAGGCTCTTTGCGTTCTTAGTCTCAATCATCGTCTTGACCCTCCATGACAACGCGAGCACCGCAATTTGGGCAGAAATTGAAGTAGGGCTTGTAAGGCGGCTTTTCATCGAACCAGCCCATGGCGCCGAACACCATTTCGAAGCCGCACGCTGAGCACTCGAACTCTCCGCAATCCTCCGCAGGGTCGTTCGTATATATCTCTTCGTCGTTCTCATCGAGGCGTATTGCGCACTCTGTCGGGTGGTAGGTGCAAGTCTCTTGCGGAACGTAGCGCTGACCGTCGCACTCGATAGCATCGGGGCACCCTTGCGGTTCGAGAAGGCGAAGCACCTTCAGATCGTCGGCCTTTGCTCCAAGCATTCAAAAACACCTCGTTTCGTGTCGTTGTGGAAAACTCTGTTGAAAACCTGTTGAAAGATTCTTCGTTGGCGCTCGAATGAGCCGCACAAAACAAGACCGCAAAGAGAAGAAGCAAGAGAAAGAACCTTGCTTGTAAGGTTGACTAACAAGCAAGTACGGTGGGTTTTGGTTTTGGTTCAAGGAACCAAAACCCACCTCATCTTGTTTTGTTTTGTTTTGTTTTATGGTTAGGCGACCATTTGCGAGTGGGTTTAGCACACCTAAAACCACTGGTTTTGCCTTGGGTTTAGCAATCATGCTTTTACACCTCCTGACCTGCTGAATTGTTGTTCTGTGAGTTTTTGCGCGGTCTTCCGCCCTTGCGCCCGTTGGCGCGTTGGCGACCGAAATAAAGCGCGTTTTTGAGCATGCGAAAGTTCGTCAAGAAGCCGTCTCCGTCTCGTTCGAGCAGCCCTATATCCAACAGCTCTTCGACAAAGGATTTGCAATCTTCAATCGCCATGTACTCATCGAACGCGCCAGACTGTCCGAAGCCCAGAACGCCCGCGAGAATAAGCGCGTCTTCCTCCGTCTCGAACGCTATACGGTGCCCCTTGGTAGCCGCCAGATATTCGCAGAGCCGCCACCAGCGCCCGTAGCCGTCATAGCCCCGGCGATGAATGAGCCGTTGGCACTTCACATCTTGCGACGCGTTGGAATCGTGCGAGAAGAAGGCCATAGGCTCTTGCGCAGCGGTCGTTTCCTCCCTTGTAGGCATGTAGTCACCTCCTAACCGTCTTCCTCGTCGCAGATCACGTCTGGCGCGCCCTGCTGGTGCCATCCGTCCCATACGCAGTGCCCGACTTCGCGGCAGTTCGTCCAAACGTCGCGCCCAACGAACGTGCAGCACGTCTTGCCGCGATACCGCATGCTTTCGAACTCGCATGCTTCGGGGTCTGGCATGGGCGGTTCGCCGAAATCGAGCGGCAAGGTTTCCTGCGCGCTATTCCTCTTCATCTGCTGCGATATCGAAGGCAATAGACTTGCCAACGACGGCTAGAAGCTTTCCGAGCTGTTCCGAGGTGGCAAGATCGTTCTTGGTGTCATCGTCCAGAAGGTCATCGCACCATGCGAGAACACCGCGAATGATTGACAGCAGCGAGGGCATATCAACCTCAATGCCCGTGCCGTCTTCCTTGTTAAGAAGGTGCATGATTCCATCAATGCGACAGGTCATAGCGCCGACCTTGTTAATGACCATCTGCGCTTCTTTACGCTTCATCTTTCTTCTCCTTGTCAAACATGGATGTTCTAAACTCGATGCGAAGCTTCGGGTTGCGTTCGAGCAGCCAGCGAGCGAGCAAAGAGCTATCGCTGTTGTTGATTCCGTAGGTGTGTTCGTTGCCCTGATCGTCAACGAAGGGAACGCCAACGAGCTTCGTTGTGCCCTCGTAGCGCTGCTTCTCGATGAGGTACTTAGTGGAGACGCGAAGCCCGTGCGCGTCGATTGCGAGCGCTGTAAGCTCGATTTCGCGCAGCGCCTTTGGGTTCTTCTCGCACCACTCCTTGAACAGGTAACGCCTGTCCGCAACCTTTAGCGGCATCGAGTAGACGCGCTGGCGCTCTTGGCGCATGACGGCTTCGAGCGGCTGCGTGTAGTTATCGGTGTCCATGCGGGCACCTCGCTTCGCGGCTCATGACGCGGCGCAAGGCCGCTTCTGCTTCCGCCTTGCTCGCCGATGGTGCGACGGGTAGCATCTGGCGGCGGTAGCCCCTGCCGATGCCCCGGTTTTCCGGCGTGCTCGCGTCTTCCTCAATGCGCGCCATCCAGAAGCCCGCGTTGTCGCGGTAGACTTCGGCCTTCATGACCAGATCACGCGCCACAAGACGCGACCAACCACGATGTAAAGCGGGATGAGAATCCACCAGCCCACGAGATCGCACAACCAACCCAGAAGGGCGGCAGCGGCCATAGGGAGGATGCCGGTTAGCGTCAGAGCAGCGAAAGCATACAAAGCCCAGCGCTGCCAGCGCGGCATGCGCGCTATACTGTCTTCTGTCAATTGGTAAGCCCCTTTTGACACGCCCGTTCGGTGCTGCAACACCGGGCGGGCATCCTTCTTTGCATCCACGCGGCAACGAGAGTTGTAATCGCGTGGAATAACTGCCGTTGCGCGGCATCTAGGCCGCATGATTCGCGCATTCGTAAAACCACCCCCAAAACCACCGGTTTTAATCTCGGTTTTCATCCTTGGAAACCTCCGTTTACTTTTGGAACTCAACAAACCCAAGAAGCTCATTGGGCATGCAGTCGTACAACCTGCAAAGCTCAACCAGCTTCAGAGCCGATGGGGCGGTTTTCCCGTTCTCCCAACTAAGAAGCGTCGTGATGGAAATATCCAACTGCGTAGCGGCTTGCTGAGCAGTTAGAGCAGCCCGCTCACGTGCTTCTCTATACATTGCAACCATGTTCACCTCCTAATAAGCCCTAGCGATTTCAAAGTAAGCGGAACCGCTTACTCACGAGAAAGATAGCAAGCGGTTCCGCCTAGTCTGTCAACGAATTTTTGTGTACAATAATCGGTGCAGATTACTAGAAAGAGGTCTACTATGAGTTCAGACGATGAAGATATCCGCAAGCTCATTGGTTCACGAATAGCAATCGCACGAAAGGCGGCAGGGCTGAATCAAGAAGAGTTAGCCGCTGCCGTTGGTGTTCATAAGCAAACTATTTCGCGCTACGAACGCGGCGTGCTCGTACCAGATGCCAACGAAATATGCGCGATGGTATCCACGCTCAATTGTTCGGCTGACTTCCTTCTTGGTTTTTCAGACACGTTGACCATACGCGGTTAAATAAGCCGTGGAATCCTAGAATGAAAGGCGAAGTGCGGTGAATAGACTTGAAAAGCTTCGGGCAATAAGCCCAAGCGACATTCTTATTTTCGATACCGAAACAACGGGTCTTAATGTCGGCGGCTCGCGCCGTGATGAAATACTGTCACTCGCTGTCATGAATCTTGACGGAGACGTTCTGTTTTGCGATCTATTGAGGCCATCAGAACGCAAAAAGTGGCCGAAAGCAGAAAGCATAAACGGCATATCTCCGTCTATGGTGAAGGACAAGAAGACGATTATAGAAAGGCGCTCGGAAATCGAACCGATTTTCAAGAGCGCTAAGCTATACGTCGCATACAATGCCGATTTCGACCTAGGCTTTCTTAGAGCTTCCGGTTTGGATATACCAGATCGTCAGACGTTTGACGTGATGAAAGAGTTTGCGAAGATACATGGGGCATGGGACGGCACGCATGATGAATGGTCATGGTGCAAGTTAGAAGATTGCGCGGCGTTTTACGGATATCGTAACTTCGAAGCTCACGACGCGCTGAACGACGTTAAGGCAACCGCGCATTGCTTCAATTCGATTCTCGATGATTTTCTTTTCGGTGAGCCGCGCCGCCGACCGAAGCTGGTTAAGGATGAGTTCGGCGATTCGTATTTCGAGTATGGCGACGAAGAGTTTAGAAGCATCGTTTGCAGCGGTTATGCTGCCGCATTGTCCGACACTGGCAAACACACTAACTACGCGCCATCATCTAACGAGCTTCAGCAGCAAGCCAAGGATGAAAAAGACAGTGCAGATAACCAACCGGCCAGAAACCATGCCGTGTCAGATCAGCGGAGCACCAATAAAGCACTGGTGTTAATCGGTTCCGTTTGCGCATTGATTGGTCTTGCAATCACTGTTTTAGGTGCTGCAATCGTCGGTGTTCCAATTGCTATATTGGGCGCTTTGCTTGCCGTAGGTGCAAGGGGAAGGAAATAGAAAACCCTGCGCGGCTTCTTGGCAGTCGGCGCGCAGGGCAAGTGCAAAGAACGAAGCGCATTAGCGCACTCGCTCTAAGGGGTGATTTTAGCATGGTGAAGAACAGAGCAGCCATATACGCGCGCTTCAGCTCGCACAATCAGCGCTCTGAGAGTATCGAGATACAAGTTGAGAACTCGCGCGCATACTGCGAGCGCGAGGGCTTACAGGTCGTGCGGGAATACTGCGACTATGCGCAGACAGGGCGCAACGTCAACCGCGCTGAGTTCCAGCGCATGATGAACGATGCGAAGCTAGGTCTATTTGATTTTGTGGTGATTTACAAGGTGACGCGCATAATGCGCAACCGCGATGAAATGGCCTTGGCTCGAATCATGCTGCGCAAGGCCGGTGTTGAAATACTGTACGCGGGCGAAGAGATCGCGAGCGGTTCGAGCGGTGTGCTGCAACTCGGCATGCTCGAAGTTCTCGCGGAATGGGAAAGCGCTATCGACAGTGAGCGCATAAGAGACGGAATCCAGAAGAACGCCGCTCGGTGCCTTGCTAACGGGCATTCGCTATACGGTTGGGATATCGTAGACGGTCGTTATAGCGTCAATGAGCGCGAAGCGGCGCTTATGCGCAAGATGAAGAACATGCTGTTTTCCGGCCATTCGGTAGCCGATATCGTGCGGGCGCTCGAAGGTGAGAAGACACGCAATGGAAAGCCCTTCAACCAAGACAAGGTGACTAAGCTTCTGCGAAGGGTGCAGAACGGCGGAACATATAGCTATGCCGGTCATGTGGTAGAAGGTGGGATGCCGGGTCTTTGGCCGCAAGTAGAACAAGACATGATAGAAAGCGTCCTTAACGACAGGCACCGCCCGCGCCGCAAGGTAGATTCGTCTAAAGAGTTTCCGCTTTCCGGCAAACTCTACTGCACGAAATGCGGTATGCCAATGGCGGGAATGAGTGGAACATCCAAGACAGGCAAAGCCTATCACTACTACCGTTGCCGCAAGTGCAGAAGAACAGTGCGCCGTGATCTGATAGAAGATGCCGTAGTAGATATGACGCTGCAAGCCGTTGCGCGCGACGATGTGCGACAGCGGATAGCGCAAGGAATGGCGCTCTACCAATCAGAGCAAGAAGAGACGAAGCCAAAAAGCTACTATCTGAAGAAAGAGCTTAGGCGCATTGATGCGGCGTTCGAACGCATCTGGCAAGCGATAGAAGATGGGATTGCACCACCGGGCGGAAAAGAGCGCACGGACGAACTGAAGTGCCGCAAAGCGGAAATCGAAGCGCAGCTGCGCATAGCAGAGCGCGACGAATCTATGTCGTTTGGCGTTGACGAACTCATGCTGTGGCTCGATGAGATCGCAACGGAACTAACGCCGCTCGATATTCTCAACAAGTTTGTTCGGTTCGCTGAGATTGACGGCAAGAGCAACCGCATACGCGTTTACTTTGCCTTCGATAAGCACGGTGACGGCTTTTCGCCTAACAGCGCGGACAAAGGCGAACACCTCTATGAAGAGAGGTGTTCGCCTAATTCTACGCTGGTGGAGCTTATGAGAAAAACGGCGAACTCCACCAGTACCGCCAGCCGCGCAGCTATCCAACTTGATACTTGCGTTGTAAGAGTATCGAAAAACTGGTTTGTTGTCGTTGGGACGTGCCAGAAATAGCCATTTCTGGTGTTTGCAAAACACCAGATAGACGGCTTGCTGTAATCCCGTATAACGGCAGAAAGCGGGGCACCCCTTGTCAGGGGCCCCGCTTGAACGCTAATAAGAAAGTTTCTGGCCGGGGTAGATCGTATATGGTGCCCCAATGCCGTTCTTGCTTGCGATGGTGTGCCAGTCGATGCCGAGCGAAGCACCAATCTCACTGAGTGTGTCGCCGCTCTTGACGGTGTAGACGCGCGCAGTGCCAACGCCCGCCCTCTGGTTGACGATAGCCTGAACCTCGCTGAAGCGGTCGCCCAGAACGTCGCTGCGCGTCGGCACAACGCCGAACATGCCGCGCTCCACATCGTCTGCAAGCTGAGAAGCGGAAGCGCCGTCAATGTAGTTGATGAGGTCTTGCACCTCTTGATAACGGTCGCCTAGCTTTTCGCGGCGCTCATCGTCAACGCCGTACTCACCGCGCATGACCGCTGCCGCCAGTTCAAGCGTCGTGCCCTCCGGCGAAGGATCGGCGACCTCTGCGGGCGGAACATCAGGGGTCGCCGAGCCTGACGGGTTGGCGAACTTGCCCCACGCTTCGCGCGTCATGTAGGCGATATCGAGATCAAGCGGCGCGTTGAAGCCATCGAGACGGCCATTCGAAGTGTACTGGTGGATTGCACAGCTCCCCCAAGCTCCGAAGCCGCCATCTGGAAGCCACGGCGAAGACTGGTAGCCGGTGCGGTTGTTGTTGGCATACTGCGCAACCCAGAGCGCGTGATTCGGCGCAATCTTCGACCAATCCTCTTCGGTGCAAACGCTACGGCTCATGTAGACGATGCAGCGAACGCCGGTCTGATCGTAGACGTAATCGAGGAACTGCTTTGCCTTGTCTGTGCCGATTCGTCCGTACATCTCGTAATCGAGAACGGGAACGCCGTTGCCGAAGTAGTTACGGCAGCTTGCGACGAAGTGCTTAGCCTGAGCGATGGGGTCTTCACCGTTCATGAAGTGATAGAAGCCCCAGAGCTTGCCGAGCTTGATAGCCTGCTGAATCCACGGGTCGCAGGTGTTGTGAACGATGGTGGTTCCCTCGGTCGCCTTGCAGATAACAAAATCGCAAGGCACCTGCGCGAGGTCAAGCCCTCGCTGGTAGTTGGAAATATCAATGCCGTTGAGTGCCATAGAAGCCCCCTCTGATGCAGTAGAAGTAACTGAAATCGACCTGCTCTAGCTCTTCGAGCGTGAACGCGCGCGCAGAGTTCCCGGCGCTCGCCGGGTCGCGTATCCAGTAGCCGTCATCGTCCGCGCGCCAGATCAGCACGATATGCCCGCCGTAGTCTCTATCGCCGAGCGTTCCGCTCATGCCCGCGAAGGCAAGCCACCCGTCAGACACGTTCTGCAAGACGGGTGCGAGATCGTAAGAAATCGGCGTGCTCTCGATGCCGTATTCCGTGTAATGCTCGGCAATCCACGCGCAGAACTTGCCGGGGTCGTTCACGCCGTCAGTAAGGCATGCGTCGCCCACGAACGATACGAGGGTGAGCGGCGTAATGTCTTGCAGGGTCATGTACTTGATAGCCATAGCGGCGCACGTAAGGCCGCATCCGCAGTCGCCGATAGTGCCGCCCGCATAGGGGATGTAGTCCCATTGCGGGTCTGTCTGAAGCCATAGCGGCATGCTGTTTCCCTCGGCAATCGGCCTATCGACAACGATTGCAAGGCGGTCTTCTTCAGCCGCAGTGTATCCCTGTTCACGCGCTTCAGCGAGCGCGCCCGCGTCGCTCTCGATGTGGGCGACAATGAGCCAGCCACAGAAGAGCATTGACGCGAGCGCGCCGGAAATCACGAGGGCGATAGCCTTTAGCCTACTCATCGCGCTTAGGCTCGGTGTAGGTGAGCGCTTGCTTGGAATCGCCAACGCCCGCCGTGGTCGGGTCTGTCACGATGCCAAGAATTGCGAGCACGGCGAAAAGTGCGTTGATGATTGCGGCCAACTGATCGTTCATAACGCCGAAGTCCCACTGATAGCCGAACGGTGCGGCGACCACCTGCACGAGCAGCAGGACGGCGGGAATGAGCGTCAGCCAAAAAGTCTTGTTCTTGATGCGTGCGGTGAAGTTAATCATTTCAGCTCTCCTTTTCATAGATGAGGTCTACGCGGTCATAGATGTGATCGACCTTGTTTGCCATGTCGTGCGAATGCTCGCGCGATTCCCTGATTTCGTCGTGCAGCGCTGCCGTGGAAGCCATGAGAGATTCCATAGCGGCTTGCAGCCCTTCCGAAATGTTGTTGCTTCGCTCCATCTGCGCAGCGATACGGCCTTCCATTTCCGAGCGCTCGCGGTCGCGCTGCGCGCGCTCGTTGAGTTCGTCGCGCTTGCGCTCTTCGCGCTTCAGCTCTAGCTCTGCCTGTCGCGCTGCGTTTCGCTCTTCAAGCTCCGCTTTGCGCTCGTTGTTGCGCTGGTACTCGTTAAGCAACTGCTTTGCGAGGATTCCGAAGCCGATAGCAACGAGGAACGCGAAGAACCATTCGGCACCGAATGCCGCTGCATGGTCTAAAACGCTTTCCGCCACGTCAGCCCTCCGTCACCTCTCGCCAGACGGTTTCGGTGCCGACAGCCCCCGGCTCCCAGACGTTGTTAGCAACGAGGGATTCCCAGACCTTGCCGTTATGGCGCACGACAGCGCCCTTCGGGTAAGGGTTCTCGTTGCTCGGCGGCACCCACTCGGGAATGCTCGACGGGTCATCACCGCCGCTTGCGTACTCAACGACCTTCGCCCAAAGGCTCGGCGCTGCCGTGGGCGACCAATCGGGCTGCGACGTGTGCGCTTGAAGGCAGACGTAAAGAACGCCTTCGTAGCTCACGCGTTCGCCCTCAGCGTAGGCGTGGCCGTCGCCGTCCCACGCCGCGAAAAGCGCGGGGCACTTCGCCGCCACATCGCTAGAGAGCGACGGCGCTTGACCGTCGAAAATGGCGATGATCGCGCGAAGCTTGACCTCTTCCTCTTCGGTGAATGCCATGTGTTCCCCTTTCTCTCGCAACAAAAAAGCCCCCGCGAATGCGAGGGCTTCGATACCTTGCTATGTCGGCTGCTATCAGCCGAAAAGCTCCTTGTATAGCGCGTCCATGCGCTTTACCGTCTCGTGCGCGCAAAGGCGCTGCATGCTGCCGCGCCACGACTGGTAGGATTGGTTGACCTGCTCGACGGTCATAATCCCCTTGGCGACCAACGCGGCTTGCTTCTTCAGCTTGCGCCGCTGCCGCGTCACGGAGGAACGGCACGGGCGAACGACAACCTTCCCGCCCTCGCCATATGAAAACCTCTTCTTCAGGAACACGAAGCCGCGCGTAAGCTTCACGACGCGCGTCTTCTTTCGGTTGATGATGATTCCCAGATCGTCGCAGAGCGCTTCGATGCGCGAAAGCGCGTCCCAAAGCGTCTGCTTGTCAAGCGCGATGCAATAGCTATCGTCCATGTAGCGCCCGCTCGCCAAGATGCCCGGAAGTGACAGCATCAGATGGTCGATGGGCGACGGCAGGGCGACGGCTAGAATCTGGTTCGGCTCGCTGCCAAGACCCAAGCCTCGTGAGCCGTGAGCGTCTATCTGGTCGTTCATGACGCGCTTAACGCGCTCATCGTCAATGGCGCGGTCTATAAGTCGCTTGCAAGCGCCGTGGTCGATGTTGGCGAAGTAGTCCGCGAAATCGACCTGCAAAATGTAGCCTTCCATGCCGTGCTTTCGGTGGTGCTCGACAAGCTGCCGCTTCATCCGGCGAATCGCGTAGTCGGTTCCGCGCCCTTTGACGTTCGCGGCGCATCCCTCGGTGAGGGTAGGCCAGATCGCGGGCGCGAGGGCGTGACGGCTCAAAGACTTCTGTATGACGCGCTCCGAGAAGTGAACAGAGCAGATGTGGCGCAGCTTGCCGCGCTCGAACAAGTCAAACTCGATGAAGCCGCGGCGGAAGTCGGCACCCGTGAGAAGGTCGCGCCGCGCCCTCATGATGTTTGGGACTACGCGCGCCATGTAGCGCTGCACGCTCGATTTCCAGCGAACGCCAGCGGCAGCGCCGTTGGCGGCATCGTATAGGTTATCGAGGTCGGCGACGGCTTCTAGCGTGCATCCCTCGATGCGCCTAGCCCGATTCTCCGCGCGCTTGGCATCGCGCCTTGCGCGTCGCGCAGCCCTGCGCTCTTCAGAGTTCATGAGGGCACCCCGCGCGGCTCGCAACCGGCATCCAGCAGCCGCTTGACGGTTGACCATGAAACGCGGTCGGAAGCCGAGAACCGCGCCATGCAAGCAGCGAACGGCAACCGTCGCGGGGTGCATATTTACGGGCTTGCGCCCGACGGTCGCCCCTTCCTTCCTCAAATGCACGGCGCGCGGCGCTTATGACCGCACGGTCTGGCAAGGCTTGGGAATCACGGCAGGGGGCGTATCCAGTCGTTCGTCGGGGCATTGTTGTTGGCATTGCCGTTGCTGTTGACATTGCACGCGTTGGACGAAGACCCGCCCATGACGGAGCGCAGCCACCAATTGACGCGATGATTTCCAAGGGACAACGCGCGACCATTTTACCCCTTCCCAATGAGCTTCACGCCCGCGCGAGCGCCCTTTATCAGCTTTATGTCGCTCTCTATGCTCTCAGATATCGCTTCGAACCTCGCGACCTTCACCGGAAGGTTCATAGCCATAAGGCATTGCAGGTCTTGGTATAGCTGCTGCAAGTCCGCTATCGCAAGCGTCATGTAATGCTTGCGCTCTTCGACGTTGCGAGCCGTGTTCGGGTAGAAGGCATCAGCCTTAACCAGATTGAACACCAAGCTTCGCGCCGTCTCCGCCATGGGGACGGCGAGGATGAAGAGATAA